TTCATTATAAGCAGTGATTTGTGCTTTATCATAAGTTGATGAGCCAAAAGTAATACCTGTAGTTTCTCCAGTTGATGAAGAACCACTAATACTTAAACGCAATGTATCAGTTCTGCTATTTGCTTTTATTGTTAAAGGAGAGGTTGGAACACTAGTACCGATACCAACTCCACCTCTTCCATCACTTATTTGGGTTACAGTCATTGTTAATACATCTCCAGCACCTTGTCTATACCCAAGTGATAATGCTCTAACACCTGCAGTTTGAGTTCCAGCAATATAACTACCATAGTTAGCATTACCATCAGAGCCAGCCATAAATCTTATAGATGTATCTCCTGCTACTGCTATTGAAGTAGAAGCAGGTACTGTATTAAGTGAAGGACCTAAATGTAAAGTTGCTTGAGGAGTTGTATTACCAATACCTAAATTACCAGCACTTGTAAGAGTCATTTTAGTAGCTGCTCCTACTGTAGTAGAACCATCAAACTTTAATTTTCCACTATCACTATAATCTATACCCATACCCCAATCTTGCTGACCTAAAGTAGTAAAAGATATGCTAGGATTTCCACTTCCTGTTGTTTCTACTCTAACTATAGCATTTTCATTAGTACCTCTTACTTGAAATTTTTGACCAGGAGTTACTCCAATTCCTATACTCCCACTTATACCCACACTTCCAGTAATACTGTGAGTATCACCTATAATATTTCCCATTTTTACTCCAGCACTAGTTACCTGAAATTCAGTTCCATTAGTTATAACAGCAAGCGAACCAGTTACAGTAACGCTACCTGTCATCACCTGCGTATTAGCAATATCATTTCCAAACACATTTGATCCTGAACTATAAATCACAGATGATGTTACAGTTTGCACTACCAACGTTTGAGCAGTAATAGTACCTGTAGTAATTATACTACCAGTAACACCCAAACTGCCAGTGATGGCAACATTTCTAAACGATGCGGCGGCTGAACCGCTTATAACAGGACTATCTATTATCATTTTTGTATACTATTTTTAGTAAGTTACTCCAGCTTGTTCTTCTGACGCTTTATACGCTCTACCAGTTGTGTCTGCGGCTTGTAATTCTGCGGCTTTTGCTTCACATTCTTCGAATGTGTCGAATGTGTAGATTGGATCTTCTGGTGTTAGACGTGCTACCCAAATCTGAGAGAGTCCTGGAAGAAATTCCATTAGTACGATGTATTTCATGTTGTTATTGTTTTATTTATTTATTCTGGTGTAGATGAAGCATTATCTGTTTTATACTTAGCTGTTTGTATCCAGTTATTTGTATAAGCAGCAGCTACTATTTCTTCTCTAGAACCAGGAATTGTTTGATTTGCTTCTAAAAATTTTTCTACTGCAATTTTAACGATTTCATCAGTAGCAATTCTTGCTCTTTCTTTCATAGCGTTTTCTACCCATGTTTGAGGGTCATAAGCAATATACTCCATTGCTAATTTTTCTGTTTCTGTGAGTGTAATTGTATAATTCATATATTTTTGTTTTGTTTTTAGCTTAATAAATGTCCAGAAAAATGTGAATGTGCTCTATAAATTCTAGTGGTACTTCTTGCACGAACTTCTATATAATCTGATGCTGATAATTCCCAAACTGATGTAAATGCACGATTTCCTTCCCCAGCAGCAGCTGAATTATAAATATAAGGTTGTACATCCGTTACAGAATATTGACCACCATTTATATATAATAATATTGCAGCAGTATACGAAGCATATGTATAAACATTTACTGTAAGTAAATATCTTCCTGCAACGGGCGCTGTAAATCTACCAGTACTAGTATTATAACAAGAACCAATATTATGTCTAGCTGTGTTAAAAATAATAACTTCACCAGCAGTATAATCAGTTAAACCTGCAGTTGAAGTAACATAAAAAGATGGTTGATAAGGAATTGTAACAATACCCCCACTTGAAATACGCATTTTTTCATCTGCAGTTGTCATTACAGAGGCATCAGTTGCAGCTCTTGTATAAAAAGTTAAATTACCTGTACCCCAATCTGAACCAACTAAGCAGCCAATACCTGCTCTTGCTCTACCAGATTGGGCTCCTATTGGAGTAAAATTTAACATTAAAACATTTCCTGATGTTAGAGTTGAAGCACCCCCAATGGTTAAACCTGTAGAACCTAAATTTGATGTATCTGAAATAGTAGCTACTGATAAAGTGCTTGTAGGACTACTTGTTCCAATACCAACACTACCTGCACTTGTAATACGCATTCTTTCGGTACCCCCTGTATCAAAAGTTAATGGAACACTTGCTACTGAACCAATTGTTACTTTACTATTAGTTCTATCAGCGTACCAATGAGCATAATTTGTTGAATCTAAATAAATTCTATAAAATGAATCACCACTTGTATTTGTTCTTATTGATATACCTGCTGCACCTGTTGCAGCTACTTGTAATAATGTATCAGGACTACTTGTTCCAATACCAACACTACCTGCACTTGTAATACGCATATATTCAGTATCAACATCTGCTTTTCTTCCTGTAAATATTAATCCTCCATTTTCAATATTACCTCCTGCACTATCAGAATAAGCAGTTAATTGAAATGCATTTTTTCTTGTTCCAACTGTATCTGTCATTCTAAATGACAAATTATTTTGTTTTGTAGTTACTGCAGCTGTACTTGAGTTTACAAGATATAAGGTATTTAATGTTGTTGATGAACTATCTTCAACTTGTAATTTAACAGATGGGCTACTTGTACCAATACCAACAATTCCACTACTACTAACAAATAATCCTCCAGGATTCATAGTTACAGAACCGCTAAACACGTGAGTGTTTCCTAATATAGATCCAAATCGCGTAGAACCTGTAACAAAATCCACCGAGCTAGTAATCGTTTGCACAACCAACGTAGTGGCAGTAATAGTACCGATAGTATTTAAACTACCCGTTAGCGTTAATGAACCCGTTACGTTTAAATTTTGATATAATTTCATATTGCGATTATAATTATTTGGCTTTTAAGGCTTCTATTTCTGCTGTTGCTGCGTCTAGTTACTTTCTTCTGGGATTAATGGTTCTACAATTACTTTACCATTGTTGTCTGTCCAATCTGTATCCATCATATGTTCATCTTGTCTTTCACCTATTACCATCCAAGATATTTTATCAGTTGATTCGGTATTTTGACTTTCAATAGTTAAAATATTTCCTATTACTTTTCCTCTTACATTATCCCAGCTTGTTTCGTTTGATGTAAATACTCTTATGTTGCGGTTAAGTGCTTCAAATGTACCTTCTGTCATAGTAGCGGCTTCATCTATATTAATTATAGCTTTACCATCTACTAAAGTAACTTCACCGCTATATATTAAATCGGCTTGAGGGCCTTCTATAAATGAGTGTACTAATTGATGAGTATTCTTTTTAGATGCTAATGGATGTTTAATTCTAAATGAACCTGATCCTTTTGATAAAGCACCTGCTACAACCACATTACCATTGTTAGCAATTGTCATTCTAGCACCAAAACCATCAGCATTGAAACTATAATATATAGTTCCTGCAACAGCACCTGCACCACTTAACCAAGTAAATTTACCATTACCTGCGTTATAATCGTGTGTTCCATATCCTGAAGTTCCATATTGAATTTCTCCTACAAATGTACTTGTACCTAGAATAAGTTTATTATTTATTGTTGTAATTCCAGTATTTGCAATGGATATTCCATTACCAGTAGATAAATTTGTGCCAGTTTTTATATTATAACTTCCATCAGCACTTCTAAAACCAGTAATCCATTTTGCAGTAGATGCTTCATAATATTCTATATATCCCCAACCACCTGATTCAACATTAAATCTTATACCTTTTTGTCCAGTTCCGTCACCTAAAGCTAATCCACCACCAGTTTGAGAAACTGTTGGACTACTTGTACCAATACCAACATTACCAGCAGCAGTAATCCTCATTCTCTCAGTAAGAGTTTGTCTTGTTGCACCTGAGCCTAATGTAGCACCTGTTGAAAATATAATATTTGATGTAGCACCATTTCCAGTACCTAAACCAGCACTTATATAAACAGCTCCACCCTCATTATTAGTACCTGTTGTTGAATCTGCACCTTTTAAAGTTAATGCAGGAGCAGTACCTAATATACTTTGGTTCATACCAATAGTAGTAGCAGTGTCTCCTCCAAATGATAATCTAAAACTTGGAGCTGTTGTTCCAATTCCAATTAAACCATTACCTTGAATTCTCATTAAAGAACCAGTAGTATGAGCACTATTATAAAATGAATGAAAATCCATATAAGTATATGGACTTGCAAATGACATTCCAATAGCACCTACTACATTACTACTATCGTGCCAAATTATATTTTTCTTAAAGTTTGTACTTCCACCCCAAGACGGCATCTCCATTTTAATGTAGTTAATATCAGATCCAGTTGATGGATAATATAAACTTAAAGGTGATGATGCTGCTGTTGTGTTTACACCAATATTACTATCAGTAATATACAAACCACCAGTCATATAAAGTGAACCAGTAAACAAATGTGTATTACTAAGTAAAGATCCATTAATACTAGATCCAGTAATATAATCAATTGAGGAAGTGATTGTTTGTACTACTATTGTAGTAGCAGTTATTGTTCCAATAGTATTCATACTACCAGATAGCGTTAAACTACCTGTGAAAGCAGCACTACCTGTTAATATTAATGAGCCCGATATAATTGGTGAATCTATTATCATTATTTGTTATTTTTTAATTCGTCGATTTCTGCTTTGAGTTCTTGAATAGCTTTTACTAATGGAACTACTATGTTAGCATATCTTACGTTTTCTACTTGACCTGTTCTATCTTCATTTTCGTAATCAGCTAAATATGGTGATACTTCTGCTACATGTTCTGCTATTAAACCTAGCATTTCAACTTCAGGATGTTTATAGTAATCAGCTTTATAATTAAATGTTTTAGGCTTTAATGCTAAAATTGTAGCTAATCCATTACCATTCCAATCATTAATATTTTGTTTAAATCTTGCAGATGAAGCAGTTGACCTACCTATACCACCATCACTAAAAACAATGGTATTAGCAACACTAGTAGTAGTATTATTAAAAGGAGAACTGGCTGCAGTACCTGTTGTAAGAAATCCATCATTTCTTAAATTAAATAAATTTGTTCCACCTCCATTTTTACATATAAATACAAAATTTGAACTTGTTGTATCTACACCAGTAACAGCACATCTTACATCTGAAAAGCCAGTAGTTCCAATTCCAACATTACCCCCACTTGTAATACGCATTCTTTCTGCATTTGCAGTATAAAACGCAATCATATCTGTACCCCTGCCACTTACTCCAGTAATCCCACCTATGTACAACTCGGCACTACTATTGTCTATAACTGGTCTCCCGTTTATAGAAATAGATCCAGCAACATCTAGTTTGCTATATGGACTACTTGTACCAATACCTACATTACTTCCAGTAATAGTCATTGCTACTACAGCATTAGTAACATTAACAAAACGAAGTTGAGGTGATGCTACGTTTCCATAAGCATCAATATACCAAGCAGTAGCATTATCAGTACTTCTACCAAAACTTATCTGTCCACCTTCATTACTTGAATCAACTCTACCTGCTTTAATTTCGCCGCCTACTACTTCAAACAGTTGTGATGGAGAAACAGTTCCAATACCTACACTACCTGTAGTAACATAAAAAGCACCAGTTACAAACATGCTACCAGTAAACTGATGAGTATTAGTAGCTAATGATCCAAATCTAGTACTACCAGTTACAAAATCAACACTAGATGTTATAGTTTGTACAACTAATGTTGTTGCAGTTATTTTACCAGTTGTTGTAATATCTTTTGAAGAACTAACAGACATTAAAGTAGTAGAACCACTTACAAATGATATATTACCATTAGTATCATACGATATTACGTTGATTAAGCCGGATTGTGATTGTGGTTTTCCCATTATTGTATATTGTTACGTTGTAATATTTCTTTTAGTGTGTCGTTTTCTGCTTTAATTATTTAATTAAAATGTACAAATTGCAGTTAAATAATATGGACCAGTATAAGCGTTTACATTTTTTATACTTAATACACCTGCACTACTCATCCATAAGCGTAAATAGTTACCTCCAGCTGGTTCTGATGTTGTTCCACACACTATATCTCCATTGCTATTTGTTGAAAAAACAAGTTGACACCCCAAAGAACCGCCTGCTCTTGTAATCATAAATAAACCACTATTATTACCACCATTTGATATAAGGTAAAAACCAGCACCTCCGTTTGGTATTGATTGTGTAATGGTTGTATTTTGAGATATTGTACCTAAACTATAAGTATATTTGTAACCAAGTGTTGTATTAATTCCTCCATTAATTTGTAATGCTGCAATACTATTATCAGTAGTAGTTCCTATTATTACATTACCACCTCTTGGATTTAATAAAATATTATAAAAATTATTTAATCCAGAATAATCTGTTGCTTGTACCCAAGTATTAATACTATTTAAACCAAAATCTAAAACAGCGGCATCACCACCTCTTATTCTAAAAGCACCATAAGTTTGAGTTGTACCACTTGTTACTGGTAACCCATTTGCTCCTGAACTTACATACAATTTTGTCCCTCCACCATTACTTACTGCGTTTACATGAACTGTAGTTCCATCATCATATGCTAAGCTATTTCCTAATAAACCACTAATATTAACTTTAGGTATATAACCTGCTGAATTATTAGATCCAGTTATATAAATACTACCAGTAAACTGATGCGTATTAGAAGATAAAGCCCCAAATTTAGTAGATCCAGTAATAAAACTAATACTAGATGTTACTGTTTGTACCACCAACGTTTGAGCTGTAATAGTACCTGTTGTTGTTAAGTTACCTGATGAACTAACACTTAGTAATGTAGTAGAACCACTTACAAACGATACACCTGTAGGTGTATATTGTAGTATATTGTTTAAATAGCCTGTATCTCTAGTTTTACTCATTATTTATTCTTTAATTCGGTTATTTGAGATTGTAATGATGTGATTAATGCTTGTTGCTCTTCAGATTTAGTATTCATCTCTTGAATAGCTTTTACTAATAAAGGATACCATTCTAATTGATAAGTCATTACTGATTCTTCATTTTCATCTTTATAGCTTTCAATCATAGAACCTGCTAATGCAATATCCATTTCTTGTGCTATAAAACCAACTTCATCAACTTCTAAATTATCTTTTCTTTTATATATTCTTGGTTTCATTGCTAAAACTTCAGATAAACCTTTATCATAATCTCTAATATCTGTTTTTAATTTAATATCTGAAGATATTATTGTTATTGAAGTACTTGTTGAATGTATATTACCTGTACCAGTAACATAAAATTTATATGCACCACCATCATAAGCACCATAATAAAAACCTTGCGAACCTCCTGTTTGTCTAACCAATAAACCACTTGAACTATTTGCTGTATTTTCAAATACTGTAGTCCAATTCGCTAATGCTGCTTGAACATAAAATGGATATGTTGTTTGTGTAGAATTAACATTTACTTGACCCCCACTTGTAATACGCATTGCTTCGTTAAAAGTAACATTATTACCAGCTGTCCCGCTTGCACTTGAATATTCCCAAGAATGAACTCCACCATTTTGAATATATCTTGTTGCGTATCCGTTTTGAATAAATTTCCAATTACCATCTGCATTATAATATGTGTTTGTACCAATTTGAAGTTGACTTGCTGCATCAACTCTACCTACTATAAATGCATTACTATTGGCAATTTGTAAACCTTTAAAGATTGTTACATCCCAAGAACTTGGCGTAGTTCCTATACCTACATTACCTGATGTATCAATAACCATTTTAGCAGTAGTAGAACCATTGGTATAAAAGTTTAACGCAACACCAGATGTTCCATAAATAATTGCTTTTGAAGCTAAGGCATTACCTGTAGAGGCATTACCATAACCAACAATTAATTTTTCTGTTCCAGCATTATCATAATAATCAGTAGAACTATAATAACTTGCATTTGTATTTTGAACATTTAATAAATGCCCTGCATAGCTTCCATTATATCTACCACTACCACTAACATCTAATGTATAAGCAGGAACAACATTACCTATTCCTACTAATCCACTAGAACTAACAAACAATCCATTTGGATTAACTCTTAAACTACCACTAATAACATGAGAATCAGTTAATGCATTTCCTAAATTAACTCCTGTAGCATTAACTTGAAATTCAGCGGCGCTACCTGTGAATACTGCAAAAGAACCAGTAATGGCTAATGCTGAACCATTAAATATAAAGTTAGAAGAACCAGTAATACTATTTGTAGTATTCCAATATGCAATTTGATTAGCAACACCCGCACCTCCAATACCGCTAAAAGCGCCTACCTGGTATGAATAAACTAAGACATCTAATATGTCGCCAGTATTGCTACCTGTAGTAAGTATAATTGAATTACCGTTAGCTGCCGTATAATCTACAGTATTTAATCTTGAACCATTGTAAT